AACAGTATCGTAAATATACTCAGATAATGGAGTTGCATTATCACCAATATATGGATTAGTGATTATAGTTTTTCCAGTACCATTAGGTGTAAGAACAATATCACCATTAGTATTTGTTGAACTAATAGTATTAGTAGAACCTGTAAGGGTAATATTACCTACATTAATATTATTGATTTTACTATTAGAATCAATAACTATAGCAGATGATGCAGTAAGAGTCCCAGGAGACTGATCCAACATGTCGGTAAAATATTTACCACCTATTATATAATGGTTTGTAGCATTTCCTGCCGTTTCTGTACCTATACCAATATAAAGTCTATCGCCACCATTACTACCATTATCGGTTAAAGCTGAATACGCCATTTCGCCGGCGGCAAGAGTACTTGGATTACCACTTACCGTACTTCGTTTAATTCTTATGGTTGATGCCATTTTTTAGTTATCTCCGTTAAAATTCGCCAGCTTCCATATCTTGTAAATCAAGATGTATGGTGGATGTCCATTTATTTGTAGTAGAATTAAATACAAGTACCGAACCATTTTGTATAATCGAGGTATCTACATCACCTATATCAGATATAGAACCAAGTATTGCCGGGTTTGCTAAATTAGTTGAAACGTATGGTCCCGTATCATATCCAACCGATGCAGTTAAATGGTTTTGATCTACTATTGCAATAATATCTGCCATATTATATCTGCGTTATCTGTGGTGTTATTGTAACTATCCCTTCGATGACTCTTGTTTTTATTCCAGTGTTTGTTTGTGTTATCTCAATATCATAAAGGTATCTACCAGGAGGTATTGCTCCTGATTCAGATGAGGTTAATTGGATACGAACTTTACCTGCAACAGCATCATAAATTGTAGTGTTAAAGTTAAAGGCAACAGATGAACTATACGATTTACGCATCTGTGATTTTGCTGTAAAACCAGTCAAATTTAGCGGTATAGTAGTTGATGCTGCAACAGTAATTATATTACTATAATCAGCACCTGCATCTACAAATAGATTAGCAACCGTTGCCATTTAAATCCTCTTTTATTTATTAAGCAATACGAATTAAACCAGTGGTACTGTTATTTGTAGGCATTGTCAATGTAAAAGTACCTGAAGTAATACTTTGTGATGAGAATGTAAACACACCAACAGCATTTTTACCTGCTACAGTTGAGTTGTATATTAACAGGGTATCAAAACCAGTAATAGTAACACCTGTCCAAGTCATTGAACCAGAAGGAGTCCAATAAGTTGTACCAGCAGTATTTGCTGGAGCAGAAGCATTAGTAATTACCTGGCCGCCGGCAGCATAAGTACCAGTTGCTGAAATTTCACCGGATGTTGTATAAGCACCCGATGCTGAAGATAATGTAGCAGTTGCTAAGTACAATGCACCATAAAATGTATCTGCTGCTGCTTTACCACCTGTAGCAATAGAAAATGCATGAACTCCGTTCATTAAATCAGTTTTAAAAGTATTGCATAAACCTGCAGTATTTGCCATTTTTGTATTTCCTTAAATTTAAAAAGTTGATTGTTCTACGCCAAGTTGTCCAAATGGATTATTTGTGTAAGTGTGAGCGTTTGATTTCACTAATTCATCACCTAAAAACCATTTTTCACCGAACAAAATATATGCAGATTCTACAATCCACTCGGTTTTATATGTCAAAGCAGCTTCAGGAATATTACCCTTTGAAGTATATATTAACGGTGCATCAGTTGGGTTTGCATTAGCAATCGCATCAGAATAGTCTATTTCAGTCATAGTATTTCTCTTTTATGTAATTATATATTATTTATAAGTTTTAAATATCATTAAGAAGTAATTTTATTAATTATTTCTTTTAATTCATTTATTTGTTTTTGCAATTCAGAAATAGCTCCAAAGGACAAAACACCAAGTCTTGCATAATCTACCGCAAGAGAACCATCTTCACGTTGTTTTACTGCCTGTGGAAATACTGCTTGAACATCTTGAGCAACTACTCCAAAGTCAGATTTTTGAACAAAGTATCCATCTTCTCCACCATGATCATTAATATAATCATCTGTCCAATCAAAATATTTAGAACCTATTGAAACTACTTTTTCTAAAACACCATCAATGTCTCTAATATTGTCTTTATATTTTTTATCAGAAGAAAAAAATCCAGTTATATTTCCAGTTGCTCTAATTTCTCCAGTTACACCTGAAGCATTAGTACCTACACCTAAAGACTTAAATCTTGAATTTTGGGTTGTACTAGTAAATGTTGTTGCACTATCAGCACTACCAGAACTATTTGCATAATCAACACTTCCTGCTGAAGTTATATATCCATTAGGATTAGTAGAATTATAAGGAGTAAAACCTAAAGCAGTAATTACTTTGCCATAAGTAATTCCTGAAATATATCCATTTGGATTTGTAGAATTATATGGAGTAAAACCTAAAGCAGTAATTACTTTGCCATAAGTAATTCCTGAAATATATCCATTTGGATTTGTAGAATTATATGGAGTAAAACCTAAAGCAGTAGTTACATTACCACTAGTAATTCCAGAAATATATCCATTTGGATTTGTAGAATTATAAGGAGTAAATCCTAAAGCAGTAGTTACATTACCACTAGTAATTCCAGAAATATATCCATTTGGATTTGTAGAATTATAAGGAGTAAATCCTAAAGCACTAATAACATTAGCGTAAGTAATTCCTCCTGAAGTTATATATACACTAGGATTAGTAGAATTATAAGGAGTAAATCCTAAAGCACTAATAACATTAGCGTAAGTAATTCCAGAAATATATCCATTTGGATTTGTAGAATTATAAGGAGTAAATCCTAAAGCAGTTGTTACAAAAGATGATGATACTGTTGAACTAATCCAGGTACTACCATTTGACAATAATACATTTCCACTTGTACCTGGAGAAACAGTTTGAAATGAACCTCCGCCATTTCCAAGTAAGACAGCATTTGTAGTAAATGAAGATGCACCTGTTCCACCTTGAGAAACTGCTAAATCTATTCCTAAAACTAATTGCGGTATAGTTACGCTATAAGATCCACTAACACTTGAAAAAGTTAAATTTGAATTTAGATACCAAGTTTTATTTACAGCGCTTTTACTATAGATATCACCCTCATTTAAATATAAACTATAATTTGTAAGTCCATTTTCAGCAGAACCATATAAACCTATATTAGAACCGCTTGCATGAGTATCATTAGAATATCCTTTAACTCCAATTGCTCTTCCTGAAGCACTACTTATATTTACATGAGCTTCACCTATTACACCAATACCTGTACATCCACCACTAGTATATCCTATACCATAAGCACCTACGCCATACGCTATGATATTAGCAGTTCCTGAAGGAATACCAGTATTAGCAATAGATAGTGTGACTACATTTGTTCCTGTATTAATATTTGTTATAATAGCTTCACTAGCTACCCCAGTTGCAGAAACAACTTGCCCAATATATATTCCTGCTACATCACTAAGTGTAATAGTAGTTCCACCTGATGAACCTGTAACAATAGTTTTAGCTAAAAAAGATCCTGTATTTTCTGATGCTAAACCAATATTATGTGATTCGTTTTTTTGAATACCCGAAGCAACACTTGAAAATACAGTAATTGAATTTGGAAATCTTGTAGAATTTGCTTGACTACCGATATATAAATTTGTTCCACCAGTTTTTAATAGTCTTGTTTGTATATCAACATTTAAATTAATAAAGTTGTTATCAACCTCAGCATTGGTTAATGTTGAATTTTTAACCGTTGCACCTGTTCCTGCAGTTGATCGAGTAGTTATAGCAGCCATTAATTTATCCTGTTAACAGTATATTTACTTATTTATTATTTATTAATGTTAATAACATTTGTTTTATGTCACTAATATCATTTTTCAACATCTGTATTTCATTATCTTGACGTGCAATCAAATCCCTTTGATATAATTGCATATTTCTTTTATTCATATATTCATTATATCCATTATCTGATGTATTGATTATAGCACGGGACTCTGCATCCCGTACTAAATCAGTATTTCCAGTTACTTTTAAATATTTCATATTATGCGCAAGCAATAATTCTCAAATCTTTAATAGTTGGAACAGCACAGGTATTTGTAGATTGCATTACTAACTTAACAGCAACAGTATCAAATTGACCAGTAGTTGAATGAATATTAATAGTACCTTGAACAGTACTTGCATTGACAACAGACATTGTTAATGTAGATTTGCCTGCATCAGTACCTGTACCATCAGTAATAGCAGTAATCACTGCTGCTGTACCAACACCAAGACCAGTTACTAATGCTCCAACTGCAACGCCTGTAGTTGTAGGTATTAAAATTGTACTTGCACCAGAAACACCACTAATTGCATCAATATTAATAATTTTGTCTGTTTCTACATTATAATGATAATCAGTAAGCATAAAATCATTTATGTCAGTTTTTATTACTGGAGTAGGTGGTTCTATTTTAATCCAATTCAAACCTTCAATATCACCTGATTTTATTGCTTTATAATATACAAACACATCAGAACCAACAGGAACATTGGCGGCAAAATTTATTTTTAAATATCCACAAACTTGATTAAGTACAATATTATTAGAAACATATTTACTAATAGTGGTACTTCCGGCAGGAGTAATTTCATCTTTGAACATTACTTTATTAACTACGGTAGTTCCAGATACTGATGGTTGACTTGTAAAATCTTGTATTCCAGTACTAAAAGTAACAAATAATTTTCCAGTAGTTCCATCATTAGTAATATGAGATACAAGGAATGTACCATTATTTAATGATGAAGTTGTTCCTGAAATAGTGACATAAGATCCAATAGCAATTGCTTTTAAATTATCTCGGAATGTTGCATTTGTACTACTAATAGAAGCATTTCCATATACTGTGTCTGCTGATTTAACATTAAAAGTTAATCCAGTTCCAGTAAATACAGATACTTCATCAATTACTGCAAGATTTGTATTACTTTCAGATGGTTTATTAATTTTATTAGATACCAATACAGCACTAACTCTATGAGTATCAATAATAGGAGATAAACTATCTTTTGTGGTTTTCATTTCTGCTGTAAGTGTTAAAGGCTTTATTCCTCCTAAACCAGCATTTGTTTCATTAACTTCAGATACAATCATCCTTGGTGTATTAAAATAATTTGTATCATTGGCAACACATGCAACTGAATTTGCATCAATAGCATATGGAGTTTCAGAACCATCAACAGATTTTCCAGAAGCAGTTCTAATTTTATAATCAATACTAGTTTCAGGGAAATTCAAATTAGCAAATGAAGGTTGAATTGCATCATACTGAATATTTTTAGATAATAACCATTCTTCAGTTGTACCTGATGGTCCTGCATATCCTGAAGAGGTAGCATTACCTCCTGCAGTAATTGTATAAGAATCCATATCAACATTTGATATAGTTCTATCACCATTTAAATTAGCCGCAGTAATACCATTTATGGTATTTGCAATACCACTAATTCTAACAGTACTTCCTGAAGGCATACCATGATCTTGGTGCCAAACTCTAACAACTGCAGAACCACTAGTTGTTTGGAATGGATATGCATCTATTGAAGCTTGTGTAAACTTAGTAGTTGGAATTACATCATTAATAAAGTCAACAGTACCAACTGCAGTTACATCAAATTTTGCTCTGTACACAGTAAATTTCATATCCTGAGTATCAGATGGGGTCCATGATGCTCCATTTTGTGATTTATATAAAACGCCAGCATAAGGTTGTTCTGTTATAGTTTGTGTAGAATCTGGAATTAAGTTACCCATTTCAGAAATCCAAACTCTATAAAGAATAGAATCACTTAATAATACAATTGCATAATCTGTACCATCTTTTACATATACAGGACTTTTAAACGTAAACGTTGTAGGTGTATCATATTTTGGATATGGCACATTTCCACCTTCTTCACTAGTTACAGTAACAATAGTTGAAGACAAATTAACTTGTTCAGGTAATAATGTAACTGTACTAAATGGTAAGATATTTGCACCTGGATATCCATTAACTGTTTCACGAATTTGTAAAGTTACCGGAATATTAGGATCTTTTTTAGCAAAGAATATATCTACTTTAGTTAAGAAACATCCTCCTGGTTGATCTTTAATTGTAAAAGTTTGCGCAAGAGGATCATACCAACCAGTACCAGAAACAATCCTTTCAGATGTTTCTGTAATAACACGATTATCTGTTAAACGTTCTTGTACTAATTCACCGTTTCTAGTAGCAGTATATGTAGCTTGCTTAGTTTGCAAAACTCCATTAGCTTCGTATGTTCCAGTACCTCTAGAATTAAATAATCCTAATGGTGTAGTAGTATCTTGAAGTTTAAATTCGCGTTTACCAGTTCTAAATCTAACACTATCAGTATTAGGAATATCAAATAATAAATTAACACTACCATTAAAGTTAGTTATTAATGAATCCCCTGCAACTTTAGCCGCAGGCGTAGATGCTAATGTACCAGTGGCAAGACTTACATTTCCTTTTACAGTATCACCAGATAAGAATGAACCTTTAATATTAACAACATATATTGATTTATGTAATGTAGTTGGATTATATTCTACATCTACAATAACTGCTGTAGCAGGACATCCAGAAGAATCAGGTGTTTGATATGAAGTAGAACCTCGATGTGATACAAATATAATATCACCTCTTGTTAAACAAACTTGTGTATCACCATTTATTCTACGTTGAGCACCAGAAGAATCTCCTCCAACATTAGAAATATAATCAAATATTCCACTAACAGAAGTTCCAAATTCTAATTTTGTTGCAGGTACACAAAATTGAGATATATCTGTATTTTCAAAAAATGGATAAAATTGTGTTCCTGGTTTTAATGCTTTTGCTTGAACCAATATATTTCTTGAACGAATATATGGAATAACAGCAGAAGATACAACTCTATCACTTGTAAGTTGAGTATCAACCTTAGCAACTAATGTTGAAGTAACACCAGATCTTGATTGTCCTACTCTAGTAGCAGTTGTTGTTGTTAAATTATATGAACCTGCATAGAATTTCCAACCCCATTTAGATCTATCAAATCCTACTCCTTGATTTACACTAAATGCTTGACCTGTAGCACCTAATGCTTGGGCTTGTGCTGCAAGCGCCCCACTGTATATATTAGTAACTACAGGTGAACCTGTCCATTGTGTTTGCCAAGAATTCCAAATAGTGCCAAGTACTCCAGAAGATTCTGCAAGAGCTTTAATAGTATTATAATTGCCTTCTACATTATTAATAATATCAGGTCTACGTTCTGTTTCAAACCAATCATCAGAAGATGGTGTTAAATCCATTTTACCAAGGAAAGTAAAAATTGCAAATGGATTTATACGTTCAGTTCTTGAACCTAAAGTTTGTTCTGCTATTTTAACATGATCCACAACAGGTAATGTTACAATATCCCCATACATTTTATAATTACTAGATGTTCTAGAACCATCAGTTTTATTTTTTTCGATCATATTAATATTTTGCATCGTAAAGAATGGAAGCAATTTATTATTTTCTTGATCTATAGCACACATATAATCAGGAGATATAGTATTGCCTACACCATGACCATTAAAACTATCAACAACAAATCCATTTTGGAATCTATCTAAACCAGAACTATCTGTTATTTGCATTGATGTTGTTTCTTGTTCTAACAATGATAAAGATGTATAATACTCTAAATTTTCAATACGTTTTTCTAATTTACCTATATCACGCATTGTATAACGTTTATTCTCTGCTTTTGAGAAAATAACATTATCAATAGTTGTGTCTAATGTATATGGTGCAAGAGTTAATGAATATAACTCCATACCTGTTGACATTACTGGAGGTTGTACAGGAGGTATATTTGGTGTACCTTTAACATTAATAAAATTACCGGTATAATCTATATAGATTTTGTCTAATCTAGGCAAATAATAATCATAATCTATACTTACATCAATAGCTCTTTTAGGTAAAAATGTAGTAGAAGTCCAAGAAGAACCATTATATGCAGGACGAAAATCAATAGCATCTCTTAATGGAAAGCCAGTATAAGTTGGGATTTCATTATATCCAATACCAGTATATGATTCTACAGTAAAATAATCACCAGTACCATGAGCAAAATATTCAAAATATACCTGAACAGGAGCTGTTGGAGGAGAGAAAGATGATTTTAAAGTTAAACGGCTATAATCATAATGTGTTTCTCTTTGACCATTATCAAAATCATATCTATCTGAAATATCTATAACATAATCACCAGTAGGAGAAGCAAAGGTACCTGCTTTCATTTTAATAGATAAAATTCTAAAAGTATCCGCATAACCAAGATTTAAAATTGTTGCTTGGCCTGCAGCTGCAGTAGTATATTCTGTATGAGCAATTGTGGCAGTTTTGGTTCTTCTAGTTGACGTAGCACCAGTTTTATTAACTGCAGCAGATAAAACTACACTTGATCCATTATAAGAACTATTTACAGATATTGTTACTTGATTTCCTGCAACAACTATACCTGTAATTGGAACAATTGCTGATGATGTAGATAATAGATAATTTTCATATGCTGCAGCTGAGGCAAATGTTCCAGTATCTGTTGTTTGGAATGCTACTTGACCAGATGCTACAGTTAAAGCAGAAAATCTTTCAAATACAGTATAACTAATATCAGATGAAGTTTTAATATATGAATTTGGTAATGGAAAAATCAATCCTGAATTATTTGGTTCAATAATATCTGTAGATAATAAATAAAAATTTGTTCCTACAGTAATATCTGAAGATAATCCAGAAGCTATAGTCAATGAATCATTAGATGCAACTGCAGTAATACGTCTAACTTGCATAGCAATAGAAATATAATCCCCAACCTTAAATACAGATAAAAAAGTTGTTCCAGTTCCAGAAATAGTTGTAGTTGAACTTCTAACAGTTCCTGCTAGTTGAGTTAAAATAGGACTAATATCAGCAACAAAACCAGATACTGCAAAAGATTTTGCATCTCTAACTAAAGTTTTACCAACATTCGTAACAATATCAAAAATAAATAATTTGTATATTGTTGATGCTGTATATACTAAACCATTATCCCATTCTAGACCTCTTACTTTACAAGTACCAATTACAGTACCTGCTGCAGCAAGTTGATCATAAATGTTTATAGTTACATTATTTTTATAATCAGGTATACCTGCTAAATTTTTAACAAGAATATAGTTACCAACCGTTGTTGATACTTTAGCATTATCTACAGAATTATATGTTCTTGCTTTATCTACATCTACAAATTCAGTAGATGGTTTTTGAATTTTATATCCATGAACATATGCTTTACCTGCTTCCATGCCTACTGCAAGTTTTGATTCATTACCAAAATTAGCATAAGCAACTGCTTCAGCATTTATACCACTATCACTTGTTATAATAATATTTGGATTTGATGTATACCCAGAACCTTGATTAATAACATCAATGCCTATTAATTTACCTTCACTATTAATTTTAGTTGCTGCAGATGCACCTGTACCATTGCCACCTGAAAAACTAATAGCGGGAGCAGTTAAATATCCAGAACCTTGTTTTGTTACTTCAATAGAAATTAAAGAACCAAATGCATTGTATACACCTCTATTATAATTGGGTTTTGGTGTATATTCCCATTGAACTCCTGTAGTAGTACCATCATATACTTTACCTACAGTATGAGTTGGTCCAGTTGCTCCAGCAGATGTACCAGTATTTCTAGCAGTATAAAGTTTATCACTATTTAAAACAATATCACCTAGCAAATATGCTCTATCAGATATCCAACTGCCTCTATCATTATTTCTATGTTCACGTACATCTATACCAAAAGGAACAACTGTGTAGTCTCCTGATTCATCATATGTTCTTTCTGCTAATGTTTTTTCTAATTGAGCATAATCTGTACCACTTTTTATGCTAATTATTCTACCATTAATAATGCGTGCTAACTCAATAAAATTAGAATCAGTAGTCGTACCAATTGTTTGTTTAGTTAAAACTAAATCGATACTGTGTCTATGTGCCCCTGGAGCAGAATAATTATAACTATTTTGAGCATTATCTAATAATGATTCATCTTCATATTCAGTAATAATAGTTTCATCGATAGTTAAACCAATTCTATAAGAAGGTATATTCGAATATTTGTCTAATATTACTGTTTGACTATCTGCTAAAACAAAAAATCCATTGATATAATATACACCTCTTTGTATAATACCGGCAGAACCAATACCAGTAGCATTTGAAGAGATAGATTGTACAGAATGTGTTTCATCTGCAAGTGATATTACTTCTGAATTACTAAATGGTACAGATGCAGCAGAATTATCAGATGTTATATACCGAACAAATAATGTTGCTGGATCAATATCGTCATGATGAGTTGCATATAGAACTTCAGCAGTAATACCGCTAGTATCACCAATAATTTGTTTACCAATAAAAGAATCTATGAAATCATTTACGTCAACTCCACCATAAGTAGGATCTACTTTTACATAACTATATTTTGTATCAACAGCAAATTCACCTGGAATGACCATTGCACCTTGTTTAAAAATATGGTCGCCGTGTCTTTTAACTTGTTGTTGGATAATTGTTTGAAGTTGTGTTAATTCCCTTGCTTGAACAGGATATCCTGGACGAAACAATATTTTATAGAATTTTTTATCTTCATTGTAATCGTCGTAGTACGGTTCTGTATTAAAATCTAACATGATTCTCTCTTTGTCCTAAAGGTATTGTTATCATTATTTATTAGAATCCAATTATTGTTCTAAGAGTAACTGTTTGTTGCTCAGTAGGTGTAAAAGCTTGTCTATTATCTATATACATTAGATCACCTGAATATTTATCTATAGTAGGAGGTGCAACATCAAGCATAATAAATGTTTGTGCTGGATTTGACACAAGATACATAACTTTACCAACATCAAGTGTATAATTGTCCAATGATTGTAATAACATTGCACTTCCAGTATTTGTTACAATTCTAAATCTTGAATTAGTTGAAAATTCGGCAATCATTGAATCGGCAGGAAATGTCGTAGTATTAGTATTTGCATAAGCTACCCAACACGCAGTTTCAAACACAGTTGTTGCAATATAAGTAGTACCATATCTATACATATTACGAATAATACCAATTTGTCTATAATCATTATTAACTGTAAAACCTTGGTTTTTATAGTTTGATATATCACTAAAAAACATTAAAGCACTTGCTTTTAATTCGTTTAAAGCATTTTTACCATGTCCACCGTATGGAGAAATAATTGCTCTAGCAGTAGCTCCTTTTCCAGATCCAGATATAGTAATAGTTGCCCAAGTATATCCATAACCTTGAGTTACTATATTTATTTTTGAAACTCTGCCGGTAGTTACAGTTACTGTTGCAGTAGCGCCAGTACCATCTCCTATTATATCAACAGTTGCTGTTGCATATCCATATCCACCTGAAACTACCGGGATATTCATTAATTTACCAGAAACTGTTAATAATTCAACATTAGCTTGTAATGAATTAATATCACCAATTGATAATGAAGGAGTTAATTGTGCTCCTGTTCCATCACCATTTATATCTATAGTAGCAACAGAATATCCAATACCGCCATCAATAATTTGAACACCGGTAATTTGACCACTTGTTATTATTGGTACTAATCTTGCACTTGATATTGTAGTAGCTGCAGTTATTAAACCATTCACACCTGAAGGATCACTAATAGTAATAACCGGCGCTTTAGAATACCCTGCACCACATTTCATAGTTGGTGCTGCTGTTGCAGTTATACCAGCATAAGTTAAAGTTGCAGTTCCATTTGTAGCAGATCCACTTGCATGAGTAGGTGCTGAGGATCCTGAAGTTCCACCAATTGTTACTGTATACAACCTATTTGCATAAAATATCTGTTGATTAATTGTATATAATGTAGTAGCAGTCCATTGAGTACCAATTGTTACAGTAGGTATAGTTGTATACGATCCTGATCCTGTAACAAGTACACTAATTAATGAACCATTTTGTAATACTGCACTGGCAGTTCCTCCACCAGAACCTGAAATAGAAACAGAAGGTGTAGTAGTATATCCTGATCCTATATTTGCTACATCGATTGTAGCAAGTTTTTTATTTAAAGTAACAGAACTTAATTGACCACTGCCATTTTTTGTTGCAGTTCCTGTAGCCCGAGCTCCGGCAAATTCTAAAGCTGCAGTTCCATTTGATACTATACCACTGGTATGAATAGGTCCAGTAGTTGTAAGTGTTCCAGGTATAACTATAGTATAATAATTATTGTTATAATCTATAATTTGATATAAAATAACATTTGCCCCAGATACCCAAGGAGTTGAATTACTAAATGGAGGTTCAATAGATATGGTTGGTGCAGAATAACCTGAACCAACTTCTGTTATAACTGCTCCTAATACATAGATAGGATCTGCTTCTAAATATCCATCACCTATAACATTTAAAATAGCTCCTGTATATCCTGTACCTCTAGCATCAATTTTAATTATCTGTATATTACCTTTAGAATAAAATTGTTGTTGTAATGCCGTAAGAATAGGCATATGGGAACCAGTAAGAAATTTATTTCTTAATGAAATTGGTATACTGTATATGAATTTCCAAATATAACCATCTGATGTAGTTATTGTATCTGCACTTGCGCCATATGGAGTTGAAGTTGATTGTGCTCCATTATTATTATCTATGCACATGTATACATTAAAGTTATCTGCTAACACATGATAACTAGTATCTTCTAATCTTTGTATACCCTCTTGACCTATAATAATAACTGCACTAGCAGAAGCTCCACTACCAACTCCATCAAAAGATACAACAGGAGTTTCTGTATATCCATATCCTTTATTTGTTAATGTGATACTTGTAATTATACCATCAACTACAACTGCTGATGCTGTCGCTCCTTGACCTACTCCAGTTATTATAACTGTTGGAGCTACAACATATCCACTCCCGCCTGAAATTAAATCAATTCCTTGAACTTCAGTCGAATAACAATCATCATATTGATCATAAATTGTACCAGATATCCAATCAATTCTAGGTATTACATATGCAACATCATTAGGACTAATTGCCTTTAACGAAATTATTTCATTTCGTGTATCATGTTCATGTGATGCAGAATCTATCGGTAAAGGAGGATTATTTTCATCTCCCCAAGATAAAGTTTTACCCAAAAAGTAATAATAATTTGAACCTTTTGTTATAACATCATTGTATACACTATCTGATACTGAATTGTGTAAACTCGATTTTATTAATGCTGTGTCTGCCATTATTTTTCTCTTTCTGAGTAATTTTTATTGTTAAGCAATTGTAATAGTCCAATTAATGGAAAGTGTATCATTACTTGCTTTTGTTATTGCAGGAAATGTTGTATGAGCCAACATTGTACCACTTGAACTTGCATTTAGCAAACCTGCTTCTCTTAAAGTACCTATACCTACACCTGCTCCAAAAGTTGCGGTTGCTTGAACAGTATTATTGGTATTTGTATACGTTGCTAATGCTACTCTTGCAATTTCTGTATTTAGTGCTAAATCACCAACTGTAGGAGTAGTTGCAACTGTACCAATTGCCATATATGACATTACACCTTGAGATGTACCTTGTATTCTTGCTGCAATATGATTTTTACCAACTGTAACAATTAAATTGGGTATTGCCATATGTTGTTTGATATTTCCTTTATCATCGGATAGAGTGATTTCAAGATCACCCTTAACTGATACTATATCACTAATCATTTATATAACTCCTAAAATTTATTAAAAACTTGTTTTGCCTTCGAAATATTCTGTAGAATCACTGAAATATACATCAGGACCGAATATATAAGCATTATATGCAACATAACCACTATCACTTGGTGTAGCAATATCTGTTAATGTAGTATTTATTACTTCACTATATGTGCCAAATCCAGATGTCAATCCTAATCCACGTACTGATATAGTAACATATTTAGACACAGATCCTATACTAGTTAATGCAGAATTAGTAACTAATTGCTTTGTCATAATAATACTAGGTGCAAAAGAACCAATACTAGTTGATGTACTTAAACCTGTAAGAGATTTAACTTCTGTCATAGAAGTACTTTCATTACCAAATGCAGTAACTAATGAAATTCCAATTATACCTAGTGCTTGACCGCCAACAACTATCCCAGTTGATAAAGATGAACTATTACCAGTTAATCCCTTTATCATACTTCTTGAGAAGGTATTAACATTAGATATAGTTGAAAATCCTGTTACATTAATATTAATTGCTTGCTGTGGCGAAACTGTATTTTTACTTAATGTTATAGAACTACCTCTATTAGCAATATCAAATTTCTTGCCAAGTTGACCAGCATATCCAGATAATAATATACCTACTGGAGTAATATCAAATTTCTTATCTAATGATCCAATAGTTGAAATTAATTGTTTACCAGTTTGTGCAATTTGGAACCATACTCCAAGTGATCCTTTAGATGTAGTAGCTTGTCTGCCAACTAGAGCAATATTAAATTTTACCCCATTAGTACCATCAGGTCGGGTAACCCAATTATTATTAATAGCAGTAGAAAAAGGAGCATTAGCGCCACTTTCTCCAGTTAAATATTTGCTAAAATGTAACCAATGACTATCACTCATTGTAATCTTGTCATCTAATACAAGATTTGAGAACTTTATCATTGATTGTAAAGATTCTGTTAAATTAAATTCATTAGTTATAGAATATTCACCAAATAGAGAGGTACCTGTAGGATGAACTAATGTTTTAACAAATGATTCATATTTACTTAGTTGTTCATCTATCTTAAGAACATATGAGAACTTTTGAAAATATTTACTATCTTGAATATAAATGCTATCACTAATAAATCCGTCATTAGTTTTAAAATATCCTGTGTATTTTGCTTCTGCTCCTATAGTAATATAAAGAACAGAAATATCTGTAGCATCAATTGTACTAGTTGAATATGTTGTTGAATTATTAAATGTTTGTACAACATCTCCAACATATAACGCGCCTAAAGCAGGTGTTGCTATATCTAAGTTATAGTTTGGTCTTGTAATAACACCATAATCTATAAATTCTTCAGTATTATCTCTAAATGTAGCATTCCATGCTACTGGTCCAGAACCTGAAGAACCTATAACAAATGGTAATTGAGTAAATGTTATCTTTTTTGCTTGATCTGAAGTTATATAAGCATAAAAATTACTTTCATAACCAACACCAAAAGATATAAATTCTGCTGTTTTAACTGCTCCAACATTATCAACAGATTTAATTTTTACAATAGATCCTATACCATTACCTGAACTTACAGGATATACTTGACCAGGTTTAAACCTTACTCCACCGGCGAATACATTTATTTTAGTAGTTGTGTATAATACATCTGCAACAAATTCATTTTGATAAAATATTTTGTTATTTTCAGATATAGTATTAAAGTAATCTTTATCATAAAATAATTCTACTATTTGTGTATCACCACTAATAGTAGGATCAATTGGTTTAAAACTTTTTATTGTTATTGGAAAAGTTTCGGTAGATGTTATAACATCTACCGTATTACCAACAATAAGATCAGGAGTACCTTTTGAAATACGTACAAATATGGATTTGTCTTGAATCCATTTACCATCTGAAGGGATTAAAACACTATTATATGGATAATCTACTACAACATTTTTTTTAAATAAAATTCTGAATAATAATTTGAAAGATGCTTCTGTTCCCTTTGCACGATATAATTCTCTTATATGTTGTAAAAGGAACCTTTCATCTATAGGCAGATTAGGTAAATTTATTGCAATTTCATGCTTAAAATATTGAATAAAAGAATCTAATGTGTTATCAATATCTTTTAAACTTTTATAATCTGTATTTACATTAGATTCAAGAAATTCATAATATGCTTCCAAAAATGCAACAAATGTCTGGTAATCTCCCCGAATAAATTCAGGAAGTTGTCCAGATACTAATGATGATAATTTTGGTTTAATATCTGACATTATGTTCTACTCGAAGCAAAGATGTAGTTTGTACCACCAGCAGTGTTACCATTAATTGTTTTATCGGATATTATATTTACATTAACTCGAGCAGGATCAATTTTAACAATCTGAGTATATGCTGAAACTATATCATTAGATTGAGGTTTAATAGAAAGTTCTAAAGTAGAACCCACAATCATTGATATATTTAGATTGTATATATTAATAATACCGTTTTTATAATCTACAGTTCCTATTTTAGGATTTGTAATAACACGTACATTTTGGTTATAGTAAAATAAAACTATATTACCTACTCCATCATCAACAATATAATACACTTTTGTTGTATCACCAGAAAGATAAAATCCTGTACTTAAAATAATATCTTCAGGTACCCCCGAATAATATATTGGTGTAATTAAATTTACACTATATTGAGCAGAAATATTATATTTTGGTGCAATCTTACGATATAAAGTTACTGTTGTTATATTATTTAATATAGATGATTCAGAATTATCTATTAATTTACTTAATTTTGAATATCTTAAAATACCATCAAATTTTTGTAAATCATTTTGATTATAGTTTTCAATTTCATTTTGTATAATTGTTTGTAATTGTGCACTTGATCTTGTAGTTTCTAATTCATTATAATATACAGTTACATCTAACCCAATATTAATATAATCTGCATCTACAATTACAGGTGTAACAGTAGTAACTTTTTTAGGTTTAAGGATATCATACAATAAGTAATCTTTTTGCTGTTGTGTTAAGAAATTACCGCTTTGAGGTTTAACACAAATGAATATTTTACCATATATTGGTGGTGTTGCATCTTCACCACCCCAAACTGTAACAGAATCAACATCAGATAATTGTGAATATATTAATGCTTTATAATCATCTGCTGTTACTACTCTATCTTGAGCTGAATAAACTCTAGGTGCATTAAATTTAATTGAATCTAAATTTTCAGAAGTCATTCCACCTGATGCATAAGAGATAGTAGTTATATTAGGTATATTAAAACCTGAATATAATGAATTTCCATTATATGTAAAAATCTTAGCATTATTTGGCGCATCTAAATTTGATACCATATAATCAATTTGAACTATATTTCCATTATGTAAAGCAACTCCAATATTATTATCGCCGAAAGTTAATTCATATAATCCATCATCTATTTCTTTTACCCAATAGATGTGTGAAGTACTATTAACATTTAATATTGATTCTGCTAAAGTATACGTAGTAATATCTGAACTATTAACAGACTTATAAACTTTAATAATTATAGAACTAGTATCTACATTTGCATTTGGTATAATGTATTTTGTGCCTGTTGCAACAGTATATTTGTATGTTAATGGAATACCTTCAAATAAAGTTATATTTGAAAATTCATAAACATTTCTAGTATTTTTTGATGCAATATATGAAGATCTATTATAAAAAGTATATGATTTATTATTAACTGATGTAGAAAATGGTGAATACGCCGGTAACATAATAAGATTAGGAGATTCATTATCACCTGTAGAAGTCATACTAATTACTGCGCTAGAACAAATAGCAGACTTTGGTGTATACCCTAGTGTTTTTGCTAAAGAAACAACACTATTTCTTTTTCTTGCCGAGTCCAAGAACATTTCATTAATAGAAAGGTTATTGTAAATAGCATTATAATGAGTATTATATGCTAAAATATCAAGTAATACAGATAATCCAGATCCGTCAAAATCATAATCCTGGAATGTTTCTTGACCTTTTAAAAATTCTTTTAAACTAGTTTTAATTGTATCAAAATCTAATTCAGACACATTTATTTTTTTACTTGACATTTATCGGGTCCTTTCCAGTACCAAATCTAATTGTATTGGTTTTGTTGTATTTAAGATAGTAAAGTAGATAGAAACATATACTGAATTATTATCAGGTGAAAGTGTCACAACAATATCATTTAAACTTACTCTTGGTTCATGATTAATAATAAGATCTACTAGAACCTGTTTTAAGGTGTAAGTTAATAAAGGTGTTGATAAATCAAATAATAATCTATGTACTGGAGAACCCAGTTCAGAATGAAATGGTCTTTCATAGTTTTGTGTTAAAACTAGATTTTTTACTGAAGCCTTTACCGCATTTTCATCATACCGAATAGACACGTCACCGGTATTTGGATTAGCAGTAAAGTTTAAATCTAAATCTGAGAAAAGCCTAGTATTCCGTGACATTTTAATTTCCAATTAATATGTATTATTTATTCACAAAACAGTTTACAAACGTTTACTTTTGTGATATACTGGTTATACCAGGTTTTTCAAGGATATTGTTTATCCCTTAAGTCTTTATTAATTAAATC